TGATCCGAATCACGGGCCAAAGGCCTAGGAATCAGACTCTGTTGGAACTCCTGACCACCTTTATGATAGTCCTCCAGTTGTTCAACTGTAAGACGATCTGGGTCAGCCAGAAGACACTTGAGTAAAGCGGGGTAGCCATCAAGTTTGTCGAATCTTTTTATGGATTCGACCACAACAGATCTAGTTAGGAACTGTTGCGTTCGGCGGCACCACTTATGTGGTGACATCGAATCTTGGCGGCTAAACCACCCAAGTAGACCGGATGTACAAGATACAAGTGGGAGAACTCTTCCTAAGGAGTCTTCCACAATCTCACGCATCCAGTTAGAGGCCGCGTATAATCCTTCCATCCACATGTGGTTGGAGAGAGCTACGTAGCCTTCTATGACACTTGGACTAAACGAGGTTTGTACTGGGTGGTGTTTTAGATAAAGGGGTGTTATATCAACCCCCCTAAATGCTTCAACACCGCAGCTCTCCTTAAAGTTGCCAGAAAGGAAGCTCTTCTTGGTATTGACCTGTAGGCCAACATCATGAAGCCAGGCCACACACTGGTGAGCATACCGCTTAGAGACAATGATATCGTCTCCGTAAACGCGGATATGCCTAGAGGCGCGCTTTACTCTCCAGTACGTTGGGGTTTGCCCCTTCGTATCCAGAATAGCCGCAATGCAGACTACCGCAAAGCAGATACTTTGGACTGGAAAAGTTAGAGCGTTACCCATTCCGGCAAATTTCCCTAAGTGAAGTAGTGGTTTTCCACTACACTCAACGAAGGGAGAACGGCACTCCATCATATGCTCTAGAAATTGAGCATTATGTCTGAATACAGACTTAACTAGTGAAACACTAAGTAAGTCAGACGCAGACTTCAAGTCGATGGTTGCCCAGTTGTCGTAAAGGGAGCCTTCCAAAGCAAGTTCTTGATTTTTGCTCTGGTCGGATAATGCGATGCTATTACTCAAGATCCCACATTCAGAGATACTATCTCTAAGTAGGATGTTAAGCCCTTGCTGCACAAACTGATGCAACATTGGTTCAACAGTAATAGTCCGCCTCGAAGTAGAATTCTTCGGGACGGAAATTAGCCTCGCAATGCCTCTAGAAGCTCGGTAAACCTCGGAGGTATCTCCTTTATTACCGGGAAGAGTTGCTCGAGAGCGTAAATGCCTTCGAGAAACTTCTTCTCCCCTTGCGCTTGCGCCTGGGGACTTTCCAGTAACTCCCAATGCTTCACCGTTGGTAGATCCAGCATCACTGCTGAATAAGCCAGGGTTAGGTAGTGGGCCTCTAGCCCAAGGGTTATCTCGATTTTCATCGAGTCCCCACAGACCAGAGGAATGGAGTACACGTTCGTCACTTCTGACGGCGTGCCACAAAGCCGAGAACTTCTCATTGGCTTTGTAACCTTCGAAGACCGCACCGGGACCGTGTTTGTAGATTGCATTTTCGACTTCCTTTGAGTTGAGGGAGTTTAAGATCAACTTACAAACACGACCAATGAGATGGTCGTGCCTGTCGGGTATAATAACCCTACTTGCACGCTCATCACACTGGTAAAACTCGTTCACCGCCTTCTGATGAAGAATGTCCTCATCTTCTTCGGATACTTGAGTTTTCTTAAAGATTCTCAATATGCCGTGAAGGCACTTGAGTATCCCCATGTCTGGGGAATCTTTAAGGATTCCGGTGAACGGATCGAAAACTTCACAGAGCATACCCGAAAAAAGTCTCGGGATTGCTCCCCCTTTGGTCAACTTAAAACCAATGGGGCAGGTGAACCGGTGAGTTGAAAGCCCTAAGAGTAGGGCCTCATCCAAAGCCGGTAAAGCCTTGGCTAGGAAGCCAAAGCCCTCGTTTTCGAACCTTTTCTTGATCGTAATAAGATCACGATCAAGGCCTTTCACACCAGGATTCAGCCTCTCGAAGTCATTCAAGAGGCTTTCTAAGAGAACTATCGGACTTTTCATCACACTCCTTGTTATAAGGTAGTTGACTCCGAGTCTGACTAGCTTCTCCGGGCCCTAGAAATAGGGGCCTTGCTGCAGATGTGCTGGGTAGCACATCCTCCGGTCCACTTCGGGAACACCCAAGCAGAATGATGGCAATAACAGCCAGCATCCCGCAGAACAACCCGACGCGAAACAGAAAAGCAAGAAACAGATCCTGACGATAACCATCAGAGGAGTTCATTATTGACCTCCTTAGCTGATGATTAACTCTGGAACTGCAAAAGCTTTGCAGGTGTCACCTGACTATCGAATACGTAGTCATGAAGAGCAGTAGTCAATGCCACCATAGCGGTGTCATTGAAACCGATCTTCGGACGCACGATAGTGAGCGATACCGAAGCAACCTGCTTCGAACTCGCACCCGAGATAGGGTCTACAGCGATCAACGAC